TGTAATCTGGTCAACACAGTCTAATACTTCATTAAGTTTTGTGTCTCCCCAGGTATTAACATTACTGCCTAAACTTTGTTTGCGTAGTCTGTTTCTTGTGGTTGCTGAATCTGCCATATTTTTTCCTAGCTTACTGTTGCTCCGTCTTTAACTCTTTTCCAATTACTGCCATCACTAGTTGCTATCGTTCTACCGCCTGTTTCATTGGAAACTATAATTGCTGTATTAATAAATTCAGCAGGGTCAGGTAGATCGGCTACCAAGTAGGATTGTAAAGGTAAAGGTCTTTGAAATTGTCGTTCTATAAATTTTGTTATTTCTATTGGGTTATTGCTTACAAGAGTAGATTGTTTGGTCATGCAATAGCAACCTGGACACTAGCTCTTGTTGGCACAACACCAAATCGTGTTACTCTGTCATCTCTCATTAGGTCAGCTAATTGAGCATCATAAAAACTTTCCCATATCTGTGTTGCATTATAATCTTGCACATACAAACATAACTCAACCATAGAAGCACCGACATAAACACCTATTGCATTTTCTAAAACCCAATTAGATGTATTAGATGCTGACAAAGCAGGTATTGATTCATAGTAAATAATTCTAAGATCATAAGAAGCATCTGGTATTGGTCTGAAAAAAGCCTTGTTAGTGCCGACTATTGAATAGGCTTGTGGTTTAGACTGTGTTGTAGATGGAAAGGTATTAAACAAACTGTTAATATCTCCATACCCTTGCAACACTGTATAAGGATTAGTTGTAATTGCCATACTGCGTAAAGCTAAAAAACCTGTTGGCATAGTAACTGACTCAGTGCCACCAGTTGTATTAAGTGTATCATCAACCTTTTCCATATGGCTGATACCACCTTTAGACATAATATTGTTTTGTATTCTTTGCTCTGCTTGTGCAATAGCTCTTTTAATCTGACTGTCTAAAGCTGTTGGTGAAAACGTAGTTACAGCATCAGATAAATCTGTTCTGTTAATTGTATCTGCTAAATGGGCTTGTAACTCATTATAGTTTTCAATACTCATATCTCACGTTTCCTGTTGCCTATTTTATGGGGTACAGTTTTTAAATATTTGTTGTCAGGGTCATCAAGAATAGACTTAGCTTTTTTCTCGTCATAAAGTCCTGTTCTTGCTTCTAAGCCTGATTGCTCTTTTATCTGTTGGAATAACATTTCTGGTACAGAAAACTCTTGCACCATTTCTTTACCCTTATAACCATCAAAGTTATTCTGTTTTTCTTTGTTTAGCTTAACAGTTGCTTTAGCAATATTGTCAGGTAATATTTTTCCTACAGTAATTTCTTTGGTTTTATGGTCAACAACCATGTAACTTTTTGTGTAAGTTAAAGGGTCTGTTTTTACATAAACAGCTTGCTCTTTATTTTTTCTAACAAGTTTATAATCCGATAGTACAGGATGACCCATACCTAATAACGGAGCATCTTTTTCTACGTCTTTATTTCTAATTTGCATAATAAAAAAATGGAGAGGCGTTTAAACCTCTCCACTCCAAGAAGGTTACGATAAATTACTTACAAAAGCATGGGCTTTAGGCGCACCAATTTTAAGTGTGTAACTAGCATAAATCATTTCTCGATCTGCCAAACCTGTTGTTCCCAAAGGTCTGTTTTGCATTGGCTCAAGAAATGCTACTTCTGCATACTTACTATCAACCATGAAAGCAGTAATATCTAAGAAAGATGTATCACTTGCCATTTGTCTGTTGACGGTTACAGCAATAGAACCAAAGTCCGATAGCCAACCTTCTACAGAACCAACAATAGTTGCAGCTTCATCTTTACTGATGCTTTGACGCACTTGAGCAGCTCCACTAATAGAAGATGCTAATGCAAGACCAGAAAACTTAATTTTTTGGTCAGGTGAAAGCATAATGAAATCAGGCGCACCACCATCTACATAGGCTTCTTTCAAAGCACCATTTAGAATAGTAAGTGTTAATGCTCTTGTTGTGGAATTAGCAAAATTCCAAGCATCAGTTCCATCACCTGTTGCAGCAGTAAATCTTTCTGTGCCTGTATTATCAGTATTAGTGATAAATGATGGTAAACCTGCACACTCGGTAACAGTTTGAGTGCCACCGACTGTTTGTGCATTGTTGTTTAACAGAATTACTTCCATATCACGTTTGAGTTCCAAACCACGAAGTAGTCTTTGTTCGTCAAGTTCGTCATCAATTCCTGCGACATCAACAGCATTAGCAGTTGTTGTTACAGCAAATGTTTTGAAAGAAATAGCAACTCTGTTACCAATACGACTACGAGCTGTAGCAGCAGTTGGTGTAGGCTCATCACCTTCAAGTTGGAAGTTACTTGTGCTTGGTGAAGCAAGAGTTTGAATTTGCCACTCTACATAACGATTAGTAGCTCTACCTGCGGTAGAAATATTACTCTGAAATGGGGTCTCTTCTGGGTCTATGCGATAGACAATATCGGCAAGGTCCTCCCTTATACCTATCTGTGCGAAGGTATTTTGGGCATTTGTTGTCATAGCCATGACGTTATTCTCCTAAAATAAAATTATGTTTTAGAGCCACGCTTTGCCTTCATTAAAGCCATAGCATTAGCTCTGGATGGGTTTTTATCAAAAGCCTCTTGTGCTGATGCAACAACACGATTTTTACCTGCTTTTAAACTTGTTTTTGCTCCCCCTTTAAGAACTTTTGGCTTACGAGCAACCTTTTTATTTGCTGTTTGGACTTTTTTAGAAGTCTCAGCAAATCTTCGTGCCATATCTAAAGCCATAATAGCTCTTGGGTCTGCAATATTATGAATTTCGTCAGCACCAAAACCAAGTTTTTCTAATGCAAACTGTGATGTTTTTGATAAATCACTTTCAAACACATCTGCTTTTTTCCAATCTGATCTATACAAACCAGACTGTAAATCATTAACAGCGTTTTGTTTTGATTTCTCTATAATGTTTGCTTGCTCTTGCCTTAATATAGCAACAGCATTTTGGCGTTCTTGTGACCTTTTTTCATAACGTAGTTTATATATCTGCCAATCATTAGGATTAGTTTCTGCTAATTGTTCCCAATTTGGCTCTGGTTCTGGTTTCATAGATGCCAAAGCAGCATCTAAAGCAGTAATTCTAGCTTTTGCTTCCGATTCTACAGCTTTTCGCTCACTAGCAAGTTTCTGTGTTTTTCGGGTATAATCTGCTTCACGAAGATAACCTTTTTTGATGTCATCAGCAGTTAAAGGTGTTCCATCATCCAAAGTTAAAAGAACACCATTGGTTTCTTCTATAACTTCTTCTTCTGCAACCTCTTCTTCTGGATTTTCTTCTTCGGTTGTTTCTTCGGGCGTTTCTTGTTCCTGTTCTTGAGCTTCAACAGTTTCTTCTTCAACAGCCTCAACTGTTTCTTCTTCTACTGTTTCTTCCTCTTCGAGTGCAGGTTCATCAGCTTTTGTAGATCGTGCTTTCGCCAAAGTACGAGCTGCTTCTGAAACTTTATCCTGTTCTACAGTTCTTTTTGCCTGGAGAGCCTTAACTCCTCCATGCAAAGACAGAGCATTGTTGCCTTGATCTAAAGGCAAGGTCATGTTGTCGGACATAAATACCTCTTATTTAATGTTAAAATGATGGAATAAACCTCTTTTTAGAGGCAAATTCACGCTGTTGCTTGTCAGTTAATTTACCGCCATGCAGTACAGCTTTTAGATGTTTTTCTACAACATCTATATCTTTATATGCTTCCAAGTAACGATAACGACCTAAATCATCTTTTTGATCGCAAAGTGATGCTTGTTGCATATAAGTTTTCTTTAAAACTTCAAAACTTTCCCAGATTGCAGGATTTTTCTCTGCATCTTTAGCCCATTGTAATCTTTCTTCTTCGGTCATAATAATTGTTCTAATCCACTAGCAATAATAATAAGCACAGCCAAACCCCATAGCTTGCTATCTAAACGGTCTATCTTTCTTTCTACATCAGCAAATCTTTGTGAACATTCCTGTTCATGTTTTTCTAATGCTGTTCTTAAATCTTTGCTTGTCATGTTCTGTACCGCCTTGTTTTTTTAGCAATCTTTTTGGGTTGTTTACTGTGTTGTTTACCTTTTTTAGTATCTTCTCGTTTTTTGCGTGTTGTTGCTGCATATTCTTTTGCAGACATAGATTTAATAGCTTTCTCTGGTAAATAACGCTCACCTGTTTTACCAGAAGGCTTACCAGATTTAGTACGCCATTTTTGTTTTGTCCAATTCTTTAAACTACGCTGACTTTTTTTGATTGCCATTTTTATGCACTTTTTGAACTTTAAAGACAGCTTGCATACTTGCACCCTTATGAGGAACAAACTTGCCTTTATGCTTCATTAGGTTGTAAGAACCATCTTTTTGTTTCATCCAATGAAAACCTTTTGGTGCTTTTACTTTCATTTATAGCCTCCACCTGCTTTTTTGTATTCTCTCGCTAACATCTGAGCCTTACGAGCAGACCATTGACCTGCTTTACCACCTTTTGTACCTGCTTTAATCTTGTTAAATAATCTTTTACGCATAGTCGGTTTGGTATAGTTACCTGCTTCATTTACACGACTTTTAGCTTTTTTCTTTACCACGCTTTGCAGCTCCAATAACGTGCTGAAAATTTATCTTTAGCAGTATCACAATTATGCCTTGCTCTGAACGATTTACGCCTAGCAGGTTGATCTTTCTTAATTGTCATGTTTTTATCGCCAAAACGTACAAGTTTTACTTGATTGCCTTTTTTTGCAAGTACAGCCGATTTTTTAGCACCTTTAACTGACCTTTTAGGTTTGTTATAACCACTAAAAGTTTCACCACGATACTGTAATCGACCAGAAGGTGTACGTTTAACCTGTGCTGTTGTTGCCATTAATATTTTTTACCCATTTTTTTAGCTTTGTTTTTTGTTTTACTTTTTTTTACTGGTTTCTTTTTGTTCTTAGTTTTCATAGGTTTTTTATACATATATCCAGGCATTTTGTTCTCCTAATACAGTTTGTTTTCAGGTGTATAACCATCTTTATAGGCTTCGTTTATATGCGGTGTTTCTGGGTCATCAGGAATAAAATGCCCTTTTTTATTCCTTGCTCTTTCTCCAGAAGGTTTACGCATAAAAAAGTTTTTAATACTTTGCAACCAAGACATAATTCCTCCTAATCAGGGATAATACCCTGTCCTTTTGGTGATTTTTTATCTATTGCATATTTTTCTAAACTTGCTTCTACTTCTAGTTCTTGTAACTTGTTAGTGGCATCAAGAGCCATTTTCTGACGTTTTAACTCAGCATCTAACAACATTTTTTCATACTGCATTTGTAGTTTTTGTATTTCAGCAGGTGACATTTGTGAGCCACTATCTGCAAGAACCTGTGCTTCTTTCAAGGCAAGTTCTCTTGCTTTCAACTGTAAATTCATCATGTCAACCTGAAAGTCCTGTTGATCTTTCTGTTGTTTACGCTGTGCTTCCATTTGCTCGGCAGAAGGTGGTTTTTGTGGTGGTTGATACCCTACAGGTATTTCACCAAAGTATTGTTCAGGGTCTTTTATACCTGCTGTTTGAGCCATGTCCTGTAAAGCTCTTGAGTATTTATTAAGGTCAACAAGAGGTGAATTAACCCCAAACTGACCTATAATAGCTTCCTGCTTACCAACAATAGCATTAATCATAGCCATATCTCTGTCTCTGTTGCCTGTACCAAGACCTGTATCAATATTAACATCTGCTTCTTTAAACATTTCCCATTGGCGAGGGTCTATAGCAACTTCCTGACCTGACATACGAATTATACGAGTAAAATCCTGATATTTTATAAGTTGTTTTAATATACCAGAAAATAGCTTTCTCATGCCTCCATCTGCCCACATACGAGCAATCATCTCTACTTTACCCAAACTTGAACTATAGGCTATGTTGGCTGCGGTTGCAGTCTGGTTTGCAAGAACATCAGGTTCTAATCCCATAGATGCTTTTGATACACCTGTGCGTTTTTCTGCCTCTGTTTCAAAGTGAGTCAGCATATTAAGAGCTTGGTTTCCAACAAAAGGAACTTGCATTTCACGAATACTACCTGCTCTTGTTACATAAACTGGTGCGCCTGGTGAGAGGTTGGTCAACTGCTCGGGGTTTACTAAGTTGTCAAACACAACCTCTCTTTGGGGAGTCATAGATAAATAACCGCTATCAAGCATCATACGAGTAATAACAGTGTTTGCTCTTTGTATTTCTACAAGGGCATCAGCAGGACAACGACCAAAAAACAAGTTAGGAATAGGTTCTGGGCAAAAATCAGAAAATACAATTTGACAGTCATAGCGTTCCATAGCAAGAACTTCGACTACATTTTCACCACCACCACAGACAAAATACCACTCTCTTACCCCTGTACCATCATAATCACACTTAACAATACCCTCGTGAACTAACACTTCTCTTAATGCAGGGTCAGGACTATCTGCTCTGTTTCTTTCTCTGTAGTAATCATCATATACTTTTGATTGATATGCTCTGTTTGTATAGGTTGGCAAACGTGCAACTGTATCTGGGTCATAGCCCATTTCAATAAGATCACCTGCTCTGTAATACGTTCTATGAGATTTTAAAACAGCATCTTCAAGGTTGCGAGCATCTCTTGATATAACAAACTCTTCCCACTCTATGTTTTCTATTTTAACAGTGCTAGTGTTTACTGTTCTTTCAACTGTAAGATCATGTTCTGTTAAAGACAACATACCTTCGCCCATAGGTGACGGACCTTCAACAGATGTTGCAGTATGAGCCTTTATTTCAAGTTCTGGATTTGCTTCTACTCTTTGAACAATATCAGCAAACTCCATGTCGTTTAAACCTTCATAGGTTTCTTCTTCTTTCTTACTGCTTTCATTGTAATAGCTTTTAACAACACCAACTTTACCTACAAGTGCGTTCCAAGCCCAATCTCTTATAATCATTTCACCATGATTATCTTTTCTAAACACACACTCGTTTACATAATGGGTAATAATTTCTGCTATTTTAGTATTTTGCTCATTATTAGGTTCATAGATAGCTATGTATTTTCCTGCTGTAAACACACGCAGTAAGCTCGGCAACATCATGTTTATGTAAGTTGATACTGCTCTGTCAGTAACTCTTGACCTGCCTTGTGGTGCAGGTAAATCATCCATAACACCACGATAGTATTCATAGGCTGTTTCTCTGTCATCTGCTATAAATTCTGACCCTTGTATATAGGTCATAGCATCAGCTATTTCAGATGATAAAAGTTGCTTTAATTGATCTTCAGTAATACCCTGTTCTACTTCAGTTTCTATTGTTTCTGTTACTTGCTCAACTTTAGCAATAGGCTCTTCGCCCATAACAGTCTCTTGCATCATTTCTTCATCTAAAATTTGGGGTTCTGCCACTATTTTGCACCTTTAAGTATTGAGGCTATAGTTACTGTTACATTTGTTCCAGGATGTGTAGCCATATAATTAACAATTTTTGAAATATTATTATAATGTGGCTCTTGATCTTGTACTAATGTTGCTCCGTTACTAAACCGCCAATCTGTGCCTAATTTTTTAAACTTTAGTCCTGCCTGTGCAAAACCCTCAGAAAGTGAATTTGGTCGTCTGACGGGCTTTATTTTAGGTTTAGTAGGTGTTTTATCGGCTGTTTTAGTTGCTCGTTTCTTTTTTACGCTATCCATGCTGTGTTAAACTCCAATTCTTTGTATTTACGTCTGGGTTTTAAGCCTATAGCCATGTATCTAAAACTATCGGCTGCGTGACTTGTCCAGTCATGCAAGGGTCTGTTTTTAAATGCCTTGTTTTTATCGTCAAAAGTACGTCTGTATTGCTTTAATGCCTCTATTCCACGCTCACATTTCTGTTTATCAAACCAACAACGGTTCAAAATGCTTCGAGTTGCCTGTATTCCATCTTCTAAACCAAGTTTTTCAGCAACAAATGGCTCTAAACCAAGATTTCTCAGCACTTCAAGGCGTGATTTTCCTGTTCCAAGCTCTTTTACCTCAACATCATGCGGAAAAACATGAGTTCCATACTTATAAGGCTTGTTTTCTAAGACTTTTGCATAATGGTCGAGTCCAACACCAGAAGCCTCATAGTAATCTATTAGCCTTACCTCGTTTCCAATCATTTGAATAAACCAAATAGCGGTGCTGTCACCAATACCTAAATCCCAACTTGTATGCACTTCATGGTCTGTTTCATAATGTATGAAAGTTATTCGTTTTTCATCCTCTGCCTCTTTCATTTCCTCACCATAATATGCACCTTGTATAGCTGCTTCAAAGGAACACTCGTATTCCTGTGCATATTGATCTTCAGTAAGGTCATGTTCAGCAGATTCTAACTCTTTTGCATCAAGTATGTTTGTTTTACTTGCTTTCAAAGCAGTATGATACCAACCATCCTTTATTGCCTGTTCATAAACACGATAAAAGTCATTATGACCTCTTGGCGTTCCTATCCAGACACACCAACCCTCTCTATCTGACAAAGCAGGGCGTATAACTTCCCAAATATTAGGGTTCATATCTGCATATTCGTCTAAAATGATGCCATCATGGTAAATTCCACGCAATCTATTGACATTATCAGCACCATAAAGTCTAATTCTTGACCCATTTTTAAAGTCAATTCTTAATTCAGCTTCATTTACACTTCCACCTTGTTTTAAAAAAGGTGCAGAGTAACTTTTTAAATAATCCCATGCTATATCTTTTGCCATGTTGTAATGCGGAGCAATATAGCTAAAACGTGCCTTTTTTTTCTTAGTTGTTATGGCGTTCATAATTAAATCATTAACACACGCTACTGTTTTACCTGCTCGCCTGTGTGCAACAATAACACCATACCTGTTTGTTCGTTCATGGAATGTTTTAAACACATCTCTCGGTGTGTATTCAAAATTAAGCATTTTTTTCTTTAATTGTGCATGGCATTTTAACAGTTATTTCACCAGAAAGCTCAACATCATTGTCTTTGTTCCATTTTCTGCGAGATTCAAGCCAAAACATAGTTGCTTTTGTGTTTTCACCAGATGTTGCCATTTCCTGCATGACACTTGCAACAAGATTATCTGTTTTAATTTTTCCAAAAGCTAATTCTTTTTTGAATTTTCTTAGAATTGTTTTACCTGATACTGGTGTACCATCTTCTTTAAAGATATAATGTGCTATTTCTTCAGGACTAAACCCTTTACCTGCAAGGTCAATAACTCTTTCTTTATCTGCTTCTGTGGGTATAAATGGTTTCATAGGCATTATGCAGCTTCCTTACCACACCATTTTAGGTTCATTTCTGCATCTGCATGAAGTCCATACCCTGCTGCCAAGCTAGGAAGTAACCCTTCGCCATAAACCTGTATATTTATTGGGTCAAATGCTTTCATTTGTATTAATTCTCCGATTTTTTCTAATAATGCCTCAAAATCAAGACATTGTTTTGCCATATGACTGTTTGTTTTAAATATTTCCTTGCCGAGCTTGGATTTTAAAGCTACCTCTCCTTCTCTAGCATCAGGGGGTTTTGGTTTACTATAAGCATGAGCCTTGTCCTCCCTGAGAGAACTGTCAAAACCAAAGAGCCTAAAATCCCTATAACCAAGCAAATAACCCACGAGAACAGACCGCAAGCCAACTGTAGTAGGCCCAGGAACAACTTTCCAAGCCCTGTTACGAAACTCCTCATAGAGAATTTTACTTGGGTATTCTTCACCAAAGTAATCAACTCCTGCGTGCCAGAGTATAACCTCCGAGCCTTTGAGATTATCGAATACCTTCGGATGACATTGACCTGCCACCAGATATTTGCCCTTTCTATGGGGGTTCTGAACATAATCTTTAACCCATTCTTTAGGGTCTAAAAGGCAAGCATAGTCAGGTTTTATCTTACGACCCATCAAATAATCGTGTGTTTTGTTACACGCTAGTATTTTTGCCTTTTTAGACAGTTTACGAATAGTTTTTAACTCGTCTGCTAAACTCGGACCACCTCCGCAAATCAAAAGTGTTCCTTTTCCTGTGTTTTGATACTCAAAAATATCAGGAAGGTTACGTTTCATAACCTTTCGTGTTCTTTCAACCATTTCCCAGAATAAAAGCCTTCCCTGACCTTTTTTCTGTAAACTTGTCTCCTTTAAATTGGTTTTAGCAAGGGTTTCAAGTGTTACGGTTGACATAAAACAGTTCTCCAACCAATAAGCTCTCCATCAGGGTCTTTTGGAAACTTATTTTGATGAAATTCCAATGGTTTAAACGGTATTAAATCATACGCCTTTTTTAAATCAAAATTACATTTAAAACTGTGTTTTTCCTGTAATCGCATAATCGTATTGGGCAAAGTAACATCTGCAAACTCAGGCACAGTTGGGGTTTGTGCAGAAACGGCAGCTTCTTTGATGTTTTCAGTTATACCCTGCCCAATTCTAGCTGATAATCCATGTCCTCCCTCACCAAGCCTGACGGTCGGAATACCTGCTAAAGCAGCTTCCAAGCCTGTGCCACAACCAGAGACATGAATTATACATCTGGAATCTTCTAATCTTTCTAAAAACGGTGTTCTGTCGTCTAATTCACCAAATCCTTCCCAAAAGGACATATCTTCACTTGGATGACACCGTATAAGTGGGTTTTCAAGCTCATCTATAGCTTTTCGTGTTAGCCCATACCCCTGTATTTCATGGGATATTTGATAAGCAAGAAAATCAAAAACTTCTTCTGACACACCTCCGAGTAATCGGACTGTGCCTATAACCATATCATTAAAAGTACGACCAAAGTTATTGAGTGTTCCAACCATAGTGCAAAGAACATTACGATCACCTCCCTTGATTTTTGTTGCCAAAATACTTCGTGGGTTGCCTGTTACCTCTACAGGTGTTTGTGTTAATTGCTCAAATAATTGTTTTTGCTCGTCTGAGTGTGCAAATATCATATCTGCATAATCAAGACATCTTTTATCGACACTTGGTTTATACAACTCCATAAGGGGTTGCATAGGAAAAAGCTCTTCATCCATCAGGGTTATTAAATGCCCTGAGTTTATTGCATCTGTAAATACGCCTACATCCTGCGTATTAGCGGATTTCCATAATATAACTCCAGGTGGAAGGTCATGCCAGTTTTGCATCTGCCATCTATTACCAATAACAACCTTCCATCCCTTCATCTGTTTAGCAAGCCATTCTCTTGAGGCTAATTCTCTTGCTGACACCTCAACAGGCAAATAGAGTATTTTTTCAACTCTTCTTTCCTGCTTTTCAACAGTTTCCGTTTTAACCTTTTTTTGTGGCAGGTTTTCAAAACACCGTCTTAATAAACGAAGGTACAGACGTTCTGCCTCCTTGAGATTAAGGCTTTTCAACTCATTCTTTGCTTTTGCCTCAAGGTCGTTTAACTCTTTGTTAATTCTTTCTCTCGGTGTAACAATAATTGTATTAAACTTATCCCTGTATTTCTGTCGGGTGGGGTCACTTTCCTGCCATTTATTCTTGCCCGAATTACACCAGATAATGCTGTTATCACCATACTCGTAGGAAACCTCTTCCTCTCCGAGTGTGTGTATATTTTCATGTTGTTTTTGCCAGACTGCCCATAGTGCTGCTTGGTCTATCTGCCATATCATTTTATCTGTTTTATACAGATGATAGATATAATCTGCGACCCCTTTCCAATATGTATTGGCTTTTCCTATGCATACAGAGGCATTACAGACATTCCAGGGTTCTAATCGTGCAGGTCTTAATCTCATGCCGATTTCCACCTGTGGAAGCTCTTTAAAAGGGCGGTTTGCAAGTGCATCAACATCTAACAAACAGGAATATTCACCTGTTTTTTTCATAAACTCATACCAACGGATAAACCGTATGCTATGATAATATTCCGCATTGGCTTCGGGTTGTTCTACCGTTAATCCAGTGTCTAACCCAAGCTCATCTATGACCTGCTCAACAAACTGTGCAGGACCATCCATAATATGCACATGACAGCCATTTCCAAGAGAAGCTAACAGCTTTGCACCAAACTTCCTGAAATATACACCATCACAAAATAAATATGCCACAAACCCTTTGGGGGTGGGTCTTATTTCGGTGACATGGGGTAGGCTATACCCAAGATACAAAGGCGTAGTATCTGTAAAAACACCTCTAATATCTTTCTCATGCTTCCAATGGGAACGCATAACATCAAAATCACCATTCAAAAAGGCTATTGTGCCTTCATCATAGCGAACATCACCATTTAAACGTGGCTGATGATAGATAAACCCTATATCTGTTTGATCGACTGCATGATAAGGCGGTAAACCATGCTTCTTGCGTGCTTCCCACTCTTTTTCAACTATATCCATGAAACCCCAGTTCCTATGTGTAGAGAAGGGATGAGTTTCTCTACACGAAGGAAGTACCTAATGAGTAGTATGAGTAGTCAAGAGTGTCACCTTGACGTTTTCCGCATTAGCACAAAAATACAAGTAACGCAAGAAAATACTTTGAGAGATTATTGGGATATTTTTGGATGGGTGATCTAAGTACCATATTATAGACCGCCATAAAATTATTTGGGTGGTGGGGGGTGCTGCTATATAGCTTGCTATTGAAATATAATTACATAGCTTGCTATAGAACATAAGGGGAACATAAAGAGAACAAAACGTGAACAAAACCAGAACATATCGCTCCTGGAAGAACATAACGAGAACAAAACAAGAACATTAGTCACAGCTGCATAGCTTGCTATGTAATATTATTATATAGCTAGCGTTATAATTTTATTATATAGCTGACTATTTATTATTCTAACGCTGAAATATTTTTAGAGAGGTTTTCGAGAAAAAAGGTTTTTTCAAGACTTTTTATGAATCGAAAAAAATCATAATAATTAAAATTATATTCTATCTATATATACATGAATAATCATTAATGAGAGAATAATAGGGAAATAACCGCTTGCATTATGTACAAAAATAAATAGAATAAACTTAGTTTGTTACACAATCAAAAGTCCGAATATAACTTTGAAGGGGTTAAAAAATGGATAATTTTGTTAATTACCTATTAAATAAAAAGAAGCCATTATCATTAAGCTCAGCGAAAAGATATAAAAACAGTGTTATACGTGTATACAGAGATTTAGGGTTAGATATAGCAACATCACCTGATCAGGCTTCAGAACATCTCGCATTATGGCTATCAGATAACTTTGCACTCAATAAAAAAGGCAACCGTCAATGGTCAGCCTCTATGAGTAATTACATCAAATTTTTAGGGGAAAACTAATGTCTTATTTTAAAAATTTTATAAGAGATAATAATATAGAGTTGTTTTCAGTTGGTGGTACTTCTACATTTTCTTATATCGACCCAAATGGTCAAGAATGGCTCATCTCAAGAATTGAAATAAATCAAGCCACTATTGATAATAAAAACTTTAATTTTAAAAAGTGGCAGGAAAATGAGGATTATTATGTGACTTTTACACCACCAACAAGACAGACCCAAATATGTGTTTTTACTGCTACTAATGGAGCAGGAATTGTAGATAGACCAATTCAAGGCAACAGAAACGACTTGCAATTTATTGCACCTTTTCGAGTTGGTGTCAAAGTCATTAAAAAAGATCAAGTTGCTATTTATTAGTTTCGGAGGGGAATTATGAATATTAATACTAAAAAAACTATGTCTAAAAAGTCATCTTTCTGGGGGTATACAGGTAAAGCTTCAACAACTTTTTACTCATTAATTAAAAGACAGAGAAGGAAAGAAGCTAGAGCAATAAGCAAACAATTAATTAGAAAGGCAGTAGAAAATGAAATTTAACTATTACGACACAACAAAAGATTTAATTGACAATAATATGAGTAGAAAAACTTATAATAAAATTTGCAGTCTTATAAATTATCGTAAAAGATTACGTAAACGAAAGAAATCCATAGAAAGAGGTCTTGAAAAGCTCGTTTCAAAAGGAATTGTAGACGAAAAGTCAATATTACAACTCGGAAAAATAAACGTTTATCTAGAGCTTAATCAACAAAAATTAAAAGAATTAAATAACTTTGCTTAGTTTTTTTGGGGGGGTCTCCCCTCCCATTTCTTAGAGTAGTCTACTAAGACTATTCTAAGAAGTGGTTAAACGCTTCGCAACATTAACAACCATGAAGGGGTTTAAAATGGACTATAAAAGAGAAGAAATAGAAGAATATTTCTACGATTTTTTGAAAGAGAATAAAGAATATTTGAGAGAAGAAAAAGGCTTATCTAATTGGACAGAAGATTTGCACCATAACTGCTTTACTGATTATTATATTATTGGCACTTATCAAGCTAAACAATGGCTTGGTGATGAAGCCTTTACTGTAATAAATTATATAAAAGATTATGAAATGGACAATTTTGGTGAGGTTTACACTGACTTAGCCGACCCTGAAAAAGTTGTTAATATGTACACTTATATAATAGGTGAGCAAATTGTTTATGAATATCTGGATAAAAACACGATATCAATGGGCGAAAAATTCAACCATCAAGAAGTTTATTGTTTTTAAGGGGGTTAAAATGTCAGTTTTTAAAAAACATCAAAATGAAATTAAAAAACAAAATAATAAATATCCATTAATGGAGTATTTTTTGGATAATAAGCCATTAGATGAATGTTCTATAGAATGCCAAAAACAAGTTAATGAATTAAATGGGAGTAATAAAGTATGTCAGTAGAAATATCTAAAAAAGAAATGGAAATAATTAATGCAAAGTGCCTTATTGATTATGTATTAATTTTTGCTCAGAACAATAGCGATAAATTTTTTAAAACAGTCCAGATGAAAGGGACTAGTTATACTAAAAAAGATTTAGACAACTTAACTCATAATTACATACATCATAGAAAGTTAAAAATAAGTGAGTGATAATAAATTAAATTCGAAGGCTTAAACCTGGTTTTAGGGGGGGTGCTATACCCTCCCATTTCCTTAAATAGCTCATTCTGAGGCTTTATACGGGCTATTTTAGGAAGTGGTTAGACACTTCATCACACTAATTACCTTGAAGGGGGTTAAAAATGGAAAATACAGCTTTAGAAAAAAAAGAGGAAACTGTCATTAAATTTGGGGGTTTTTATGATTCTAGATTTTCAGAAGAAATAGATTATCGTATAGAAAGTGACATAGACGACGGATATTATGATTCATGGGAGAAGGTCGATTTTCCTATGACTTATCAAAATTATATTGAAAATTATTGTAATGAATTGGAAAATTTCATTTTTCAAGAATTTGATCTTGATATAAATTTCAAGAAAATAAATTTATGGTCTCCGAGAGAGTATAATTTTAGAACTGACGAGATTCTATGTGAAATTCCAAAAAAACAAGTTAATAAATTAAATGAGTATTTTTTGAAAAATAAAGAGTTTGATAAGTTTTTATTTTCAGCAACTCAACATAGAGATGGTTTTCATTCTTTCTACACTTATGAGGAAGCTAAAAACAATAAAAAAGAAATATTATCAACTTATGTATTACAATTTATTGCTGATAAATTTTATAAAGAATTTGAACCTATTGAATTTGAAATTCAGTTAAAAGATGATTAAACCCCTAAACTCAGGGAGAGCTTCAGGCTCTCCCATTTTTTTGATTTTGTTTTAACGAGGTTTTAGAGCCTTGTTAAATCATAATCAATTATGATTATGAAAATGGAGGTACTACAAAATGAACAGTGAACAAGTTGAAAATTGGTTGTTTAATCGTATTCCTCATTATTACGATATGGGAAAAATTAAGAGTAAAATTATATATGATAAATATACATGGCTTTTTATTTTAGATGATGATGTTGTTGATGCTTATAATATGGGCTGTATGCATGGTGAGTGTTATGATGATCGTAGCAACCATGAAGGTATTTTTGATGATGAGGAAAAAATGCTTGAATGGGTTCAACAAGAATTAAATCAAATGATGGAGAATTAGAATGAAGGAATTAACGGGTATTGTGTGTTTCGTATTTAGTGGATTACTGTTTACTTGCAGTAAAGATTACCAATATTACGGAGAATCTCCAGAATTAATGACTGCAACCCTGCTAATAAAATTATTATTACTCTTAATGGGGTTTATTGTTGCTTTTTCTGGTTTTTATCTTGTTATTTCAAATAAAGAGGAGGGTTGAAATGTCTTTCATTAAATATTGTAAATCTAATAATATTGAAAGTTATCATTCTGGGGGTGGTTGTATTCACTTGTCATATATAGATGCTAACAACGACCAATGGTTAATTAATCCATTCGATATTAAACTTTATGATATCGTTATTGAATATCCAACAAATAAAAATCAATTTTGTATGTTTGGAAAATATGATGGTGAAAGTTTTTTAGCTACATTTAAAGACGGTATTAATAAATTAAAGTCTATGTAATGGACTAATTTGCTTTTTAAATATTTTCCAGGTAGGTGGTAAATGCCCATATATGACGGTGTTTACCACTTTTTTTTGGTTTGGCGAAAGTAACTTGTTCATTACTTCTAACTTTTGTTTAATTAGCTGCAGTTGTGATTCTGGAATTTCGCCTTTTTTGATTGGATTATAATTGATTGCTTTTACATTTGGTTGCCAGATTTGGTTGTATAGTTTTTCAAATTCTCTGCAAATATCGTATTCAGTTTGATTTATTTTATTATTTGATAGAGCATATCCTAGTAAATCCTCTGGTAAATCTTTTCTTATTCCTACCGCTTCTTTTCTTAAAATACATTTCAAAATCCATTGTTTCATCTCTGCCCTTTTGTTGGCATTACTTCGATTTTTCTGTACTTGGATTGCTTTTTGTATAGCCATATTTTTCTAAAATATCCTTTGGAGCTGCACATTTGTCAGATGTAGGCTTACTTCCCCAATTACTTGACCAATACCCTTTTCTTGAAAACCATGAAATTCTATACTCCCATTCACACATTTTTTTGATTGGTTTTTTATCGCTAACAGGGGGGTAATCATAATCATTATACCTTTCCTGGTTTAAGAAAGTTGATAGCATCAGTATATATTTTTGCTCAGTTTCAGCATTTTGAAAATTATATTGATTAACTCCATTGAGGATTACATCATGCGAGCTTTTTTGTAAACATTTTCTATAAGCTAACAATGAGACACTCTTACCTGTTTTTTTTCTCCAAAGTTTCCAAATTGTACCGAAGTTATCTTCAATATCCTTATCTAAAACCTGCCTTAAAATTTTCTTCTTTTTAACACTTTTCTTTGTATTGTTAGTTTTTGTATTGTGATTAGTGTTATTGTCTATTGATTGTAAATTGGTAAGTGATTGATTTAATTCATTTTCACTATCTTTTACTTTCCGTTTACTCTCCGTTTGCGTTCCGTTTGCTAGTCGTTTATTGACCCTTTGTATTTCGTTTAGTACTCGAGTATTCACCAAATACTTACCGTCAAATTCAAGTTTATTTTTGCTAACGAGTGACAATAAATGCTTTCTGATTATGTTAGGTTTTGAATTTAATGATCTCATTAATCTTTCATCTGTTGGCAATATTCCACCACCAGAAGAATACATTAATGAAATAGCCTGTATATACACACCTACCTCTGAACAGTTTAGACCAAAAGTACCGACTAGCCATTCATCTGGATTAAATTTCACATATCTAATTTTGGTCATTTCTTATCTTTCCTAATGCTTTTATTATGGCTGAATGATCTCGATTAAGCACATTACCAATCTGGTGAGATGTAAAGTTTTCATGGTTAAGTAATTTAATTATAATTTTTCTGCAAATGTTTAAGTCATCTGACCTTTTTTGAGATATTATATCTTCTCTACTTTGTTTGTAATTCTTTTCACAATAATCAAAAATATCTCTGACAATTTCTAGTTGCTTAACATTGAGTGCTTGATTGCTTTTCACAAGTTCAATAAAAACACGCATAGGCATAAATACATAAGGGTCTTGCCTGTTTGCTTTTAAGATTAAAATATCTGAGCCTGATAGCCAATTAACAAGTGTTTTCCACAAACTTTTGGCTCTTGACTTAACTTCGCAAACTAAATGTAGGTCACTAGCATATACGTTTATGTCACCTGGAAAACCTTGCATAGCACCAGATAATGGCACTTTTTCTGCCTGAATTTTATGTGCATGGAATAGTTCAACCATTTCTCTTTCGACCCTTGACCCTTTATTTCGTTGCATCTTACCCATCTATCATCTCCCATATATAATCAGAGTCGTGGTACAATGTAGTTTGGTGAATCTCGTCAGCCCATATCACTAGCCTACTTAGATATTCGCATGGAATACCACCTGTATTGCCTCTTTTACCTTTAGGGTATGTCCATCTATATACCTGACTTGCATTTAGCTGCAATTCAGCAGATACTGTTTTAATTCCACTCGTAAAGTCAATTGCACCTTGACCATCACCTATTCTGGCTATTAACTCCCGAGCTAAGACTGTTTTTTTTGTCATTTAATAATTCTCCCAAATTAATACTTGCATAACTCACATAACATATGTATCATATGCAAATCAATAATTTTTTGAAGGGAAAATTGTGGTATGAAATTATATATGGCAATTATACATGAGGACAGTGGGTATACTCAACACTTTTACAATGAAGAGCAATATAAAGAAGCCAAGGAACAAGCAAAGTTGTGGGAAGGACAAGGTTACTCAACTGCGAATGATAAATACACATATCTAGGCAACTTCCAAACGCCAGAAGAAACCTTAGAAATTGTTAAAAAACACATCTGGGAGGGAGAGCGTAATGACGGCTAAAGTAATTAAATCATTTAATAAGCAAAATTTAGACGAAATCAAGAAAGCAATAAACAAAAGCCTTAATGAAGTTTGTAAAACTTATGGTATTGAGATTGAGTTAGGTCGTTGTACATATGCAGAATCTTATTTCTCAGGGAAATTGGAGGCTAATCTTGAAGCCAAAGATGGTGAAATATATACAAAAGAGGCTATAGCATATCAGAAGTATTGCAGGTCATATGGTTTAGATGATGATTGGTTTAATCAGGAATTTACTTACAATTATGAAATTTTTAAGATAGTAGGGTTATGCATGAACGCTAAGAAATATCCTGTTATTTGCCAAAAAATGAAAAATAATAAAAGTTATAAATTTCCTGTGGATTTAATTCGTAAAGAATTTGAACCAGAAGTTTTTAATACTTAATTTTTTTAGAAGGGAAAAATTATGGGATTAGTTCAAGTCCATCCAATTTTAGATTTTGCTGATGCTACAACACAGCAAACAAAATCTTGTTTAACTAAATCAGAAAAATGGAAAAAGAGTAGAGAAGGCAAAGTGTCTGCTTCTATTATTAGATATATTTTAGGCTCTGTTGATAGCCAAGAAAAAGCCAAAAGAATATTAACTGGCAATCAAACCAAAGAAGAAATTGCAGAGGTCGAAAACAATCCTAGAGTAATGATTGGTACGGTAACTGAGGGAATTAACAAAGTTCTTTTAGAAAATGCTCTTAACATTGAAGTGTTGAATGTAGAACCTTTCACGCATCCAGATAATCCAATACACACCGCTAGTCCTGATGGGATAGTGGCTAAAGAGTTTTGTGATGTACCTACATTAATTGAATGTAAACATACAAGCAGTTATAATTCGATCAATAAGGTATATGATACATATAACCCTCAGTTACAATGGCAACTTTATGTGACAGGCTACCAGAAAGTTATTCTATCTGTTATATATGGAAATGATTATAGGTCGGACAGTATTTTATACGTTGAAAGAAATGACGTTTATATAGCTGAGATGCTGCACAAGATAAATGCTTGGTATGAAAAACATATTATTAATGATGAGCCTATTGTTGATGATGTTGTTGCACCTCAATCTATTCCGTTAGATGACCGTAAAGACTACAATTACTCCACCAACAATGAGTGGGTTAATCATTCTATTAATTTTGTTCTTTCTAAGAAACAACATGATCTTCATGTTACTACCAAAAGGGAGTTAAAAAAATTAATTCCCAATGACGCTAAAACCGTTATGGGGGGTGGCATTCAGGTAAATATAGGTAAAACAGGAAAAGTCACAATGAAGGAGATGACTAATGGATAGTAGGGTAATAGATAGTAGGGTAACAGATCAATTTTTACATATAACTAAGTGGTTCACAGCAGACGAAATTAAACAATTATGTGCCATGCTGATTGCTCAAGACTTAGATCGAGACAATAAAGTGATACTGATTAAGGCATTAATGTCAATAGAGAAAGAGGTTAAGATTAATGACTAATCCCTCAGAAATTGCAGAGCAAATTAGAAGGCTAAATGAAGAAGGTTTAAACGAGCTTTGCCATATTTTAATGAATGACAACATGGCAGACAAACTGAGTATAATCTTAAATATGGTGTTTACAGAAAAAGCAAATGATTTAATTAAAGGAGATGGTAATGAGTAGTTTTGAAATAAAATATGCGAATAAAATGATTGAAACTAATGAAGATAACGGTAGTGATGATGGGGAGTATAATTCATTACATGATGCCCTGTTAGCTTTCCAGGGCATGCAGGTTGAAATCCCTAAAGATGCAAAAGGCAGATTTAACTATGCTTCTCATGTAGCACTCAACAAATTGGTAATACCTATCTTGCAGAAACTAAAAATAAGAATACGAACAATGTCTTATTTACACGAAAAGGGTGCTTGTGTTGAAACAATTTTATCTGGATATGGAGAAGAAGAAAGAACAGGTAAAGTATTTGTTCATTCAACTAAAGCTGCACCACAAGATTTTGGTGGAGCAATTACATACGCCAGAAGATACTCTTTACTTTTAGCTCTTAACCTTGCACCAGATGATGATGCTAAAGTTGAAAACTATCAAATTTAATAACAGATGAATTTAAAAACTTTCGACCAAATATTAATAAATAGCGAAAAGGAAATTAGAATGAGCCAATTTAAACATAAGCCCAATAAGGGTAGTTTATTCTACCAAGACGACAGTTTGGGTACGAAAAAACCAAATTGGAAGGGTAAGATTGTTATTGATGATGATGTCCTAAAAATGTTGACAGACGACCGAGAAAGATACAATGAGCCACCAACACTTAATATAGCAGGATGGCAGGATGGTGACAGAGAAAAAATTAACCTTCAAGTAAGTACTTGGAAACCCGAAGCTCAAATAAAACCCGAACCAAGAAAAAAGTTTAATTCACCGCCAAAAGACCCTAATCAGGCGTGGGAAAACGCTAAAAAAAATGATGATATTCCTTGGTGAAGATAATTCTTAAAAAGAAAGGTATGAGCCTCTACCCTTCAGATGATGCCTCACTAGAGGCACTTCAGAGGCTTGCGGATGGTTTCGTGGTCTGTGAACTTAAACAACCACGAAACCTGAAGCATCATAGGTTGTTTTACGCACTTATGAGGAAGGTATTTGAAAACCAAGAACGCTATGAAAACTTAGAATCTATGATTACTGCTATTAAAATAGGAATTGGTCATGCAGATGAATACCCAATGAAGGATGGAAATGTCTGTTATGTGCCTAAATCAATCAGCTTCGAAAATATGAAACAACCAGAATTTAATGAGTTTTTTGATCGTGCAGTAAATCTTATTATTAAGACTATAATACCAGACATGGATAAGGAGTCACTTCTAGCAGAAGTGTATCAGATGTTATGATTATAAGAGATCGTAAATGGGTCAGAAAAGCCCATAGATTGCCCTGTGTTTGCACAAATCAACAATCTGAGATAGTTGTCCACCATTTGTTAAGATCGCCTTCTAGGAGGGGATATAGACGTTCTGGAGACAATCATATCTTACCTATGACAGATGCCAAACATAAGGAGCTGCATAATAGGGGAAATGAAACAAAATTCTTTGCGGAACATGGTATTAAAGACCCTGTTGCACTTGCGGAAAAACTATACAAAAACAGGGATAATCTAAATGCTTGTATTATTGCAATCAATGAAGGGAGAGAGTGATGTTGAAGAAGAATGTTAAGAAGCTCTGGCAAGGCACTAAGGTCTCAATAAGGGATTATGAGCTAGAAAAAGCTAAGAGACTTGGCGGTTTGGAAATTAGTCACAATGGTCAGAAAATGAGACTTACACCAAAAGAATTAAAATGGGTATTGCCTCATGGGAAAATACATCAATCCAAATATAAAGGGTCATATCAGTTAGCAGATATCACCTGGAAACCTTTAACTGAAAATCCAGACCAAGGGAAATTAATATGAAAGTTACAATCACATTATTAGGTCATGCGTGTTTATTAATAGAAACACCAAAATTAAAGTTTTTGACAGACCCTTGGTTAGTTGGTGGTGCTTTCTGTGATGGGTGGCAACCTGCATTAGTGCCACCTGAGAATTGGTTTGAAATAGTTAATGATGTTGATTTTATATATATTAGCCATAATCATAACGACCACCTAAATGAAAATACATTGGAATATATCCGCAAAGATATTCCTATGCTTATACCTAATTTTGAAACAAAATCTGTTGAAAGACCATTACGAAATTTAGGTTTTTATAATTTTATACCCCTAGATTTTTGTGTGACTCATACAGTCAAAGATTCTGTATTTAAAATTTACCCGTCTGGTGACGATAGAGATGATAGCGGTTTGCTTATGGGATATCAAAACTTTAAATTTCTTACTTCTGTAGATAGTAATAATTTAAACAATGGTGGCTTACCTGATAACATCACAGTGTATGCGAGTAGTTTTGTTGGTGGAGCTTCTGGTTATCCTCTTTTATTCAATAATAAAACAGAACAAGAAAAAATAAAAATATTAGAAGATAATTTGCTAACACTAAAAAACAATGTCAAAGCAACAATAGAGAAAACAAAAGCAAAGTATTATTTACCCTATGCAGGGTTCTCACACATAGTTAATGATTATGTGCGTAAAACTGATATTCTTTTAACTGTTGAGGATTATGAAGATACTAAATATAAATTATTACGTTCTGACCTAAATGATAAATGGACTTTTGAAGTACCTTCATTAAACCACGCTGCATCAAGTATTGAAAGACCATCAGAGCATACTAAAAAAAAATTAAATAAATTGCCAAATAGAACTTCTAGTTTAGACGATACATACAAGTATTTTGAAAAATCTAATTTTAGAAAGAATTTGCGGTTATATTTGGATGTGGGTTTACCTGAGTGGCATCATATAGACTATAGCTTGTATGTTAATTTTGAAAACAATAAACAACTTATCGGCAATTACAAAGGAAAGAATATAAAAGATGAAACGCAACCAAGTTTATATTTATATGTAGATTATGATGCGTGGCAGTATATGTTGAAGAATAAAAGACCAATAGAGGATATATTTATCGGTAATAAGTGTCGTATAGACAGATATCCTGATAGTTATGACGTAGATAAGGATTTTTGGTATCATTTCTCAAACATTTACACAGGGTAACAATGTGGATAATACCCAAAACTATGTCAGACACTTATCCCTATGTACAGGGTACGGTGGAATTGATCTCGGACTCAGACGAGTTTTGCCAACTTGCCGAACAGTCGCTTATTGTGAAATCGAAGCATACGCAATCCAAAACCTGGTTGAAAAGATTGAAGCAGGTCAAATGGATGAAGCACCTATTTGGTCGAACCTTGAAACCTTCCCATTTCAAGAGTTTTACGGATGTGTGGACATCCTCTCTGGTGGCATCCCCTGTCAACCGTTTTCAAATGCAGGAGTTAAAGAAGGTGTTGGAGATGAACGACACCTCTACCCCTTTATCTCAGAAGGCATCAAACAATGCAGACCATCAATACTCTTTTTTGAAAACGTGGAAGGAATGTTCTCGACCTACACAGAAGAAAACGAAGTGGTTTTGCACTATGTCCTCAAAGACTTGGAATCAATGGGTTACACAGCTACAGCAGGAATATTCTCTGCGGAAGAAATCGGTTTCCCACACCAAAGACGAAGAATCTTTATCATGGGCTACTCCGAACACTTTAGATCACATGGCGGAAAGATCGGCAGAAGCTATGGAGAGACAGTTTGCCACGCACAGGAAGGGAAGGACACGACCATCAAATTTAAGAGAACAAATAAATTTTCCAACACCAACAGTAGCAGGTCTGGTGGAGGGTGGAGTAGCTGCAGAAGTGAAACTGACACCGACAGGGTTCAAGGCAGTAAGGGAGAATGGTACGGAATACGGAGCAAAATTGAGGGATGCAGTTCTGACTTATCAGACGTTTCCAACACCAGTAGCCCACGAAGGTCGGCTTGGTTATCAAGACAGAAAAAATGGAAAGAAGGGTACGCAAGAAAGTTTAACAACAGTTGTTGTGAATATCCATCAAGACCCACAGAGCCACAAAAAGATTGGGAAGAAAAGAGAGTCATTAGGAGTGTTAAATCCAAATTGGGTGGAACAACTAATGGGTCTAAAAGTGGGGTGGACACAAATCAAAACAGAATAGATAGATTACGTTTACTTGGAAATGGTGTTGTTCCAGGTGTTGCA